AGGTTATGATCAAAGGTTGCAATTTGATGACCATGTAGATAGATAGAAGAACAATTTGTGTTTGAATTGTATACAACTTCGGTGTTATCTTTTCTGAAATCACCTTTGTTTGAAATTGCAAAATTCATTTGTCTTTCTATTTTTCTCATGTAATCCTCGTGAAAAAATGTTATTGAAGGGGTGAAATGTTGATGACTATTTCAATCAACTCCCGTCTCCACTTACAACCTCATCTATCCTACATTTCTTCAGATAGTAATAGAGGAAAGGTTTAGGACTATAACGGATTAAGAACCCGTCACCCCCTCACTATAGGGACAGTTTAGAGGTACCAGTTATTATCATCATAACATCAATCATGAAATGTAGGTATAAATGTTTCCATGCAATCTTTACTATTTGGTGTATAATCTTGTTCTATAATATCCCATACATTAATATATAATCTCAACCAGTCTTTCTGATATTCTGTTAATGGAATATCAGAATATAATATATCATCTGCCGATAGGAATTCAATACTATTCTTAATACAAAAGTCCTCAAGTACGTCAGATAAAAACTCAAGTTTGGTTCTTAATGTTGTTGGTTTCATTGTTAATTAACCTCCGTAGTTTCATTGGTTACGTTATCAACTAACTCATTTAATGTTTCTTCATCAAATGAATATTTAATTTCATCTTGTAACTCACTATCTGATAATGGAATGATGTCATCTCTAAGAGTCTTAGTAACAAATTGTACCAAAGAATCAAGATCCATACTATCAACAACTAACTCACAATATTGTGAAATTAGTTCATCTCTTTGTGTAGAAGTTAGGTTTTTCATAGTTAAGAATTGAAGTAAACTGGTTCGACATAAATGTTAGTTTCTATCTCAAATACTTCTGGTGTTATACCTTCTTCTCTTGCAAGTGCCTCAAGTAAAATGTTAGTAACTTCTTCTAATTCATCACCAGTTAGGTAATCATAGATGTCAATCTTTCTTGTTTTCATTGTTAATCATCCTCCTCAATTAGATCTTGTTTTTGTTCATCAGTTAATGGAATTAATCCATCTTCAGTAATAATAAATCCTGGAATTGATAAGAAATACATTGTTAACCTCCAAAGGTGAATTGTGGACTTTCAAGTATAATATCTCTGACTCTTTCTCTATCTAAACTATCACCACCACCCCAATTATAATGAACATATTCTATATCTCCCTTCTCAAATCTCTCAACATAAGTATTAAATGCCTCTAATATATCTTTCTTAGTTAATCCTTTAATGGGATAAAGTTCGGATTGTGGGTTATAAAATGACCACACATAATCAATGAATTCTTGTAAGTTATTCATGTTAATCGTCCTCCTCGTTGTTAATTTCTTTGATTGAATTAATGTCCCATTGTGATACATACTCATCTAATACTTCAAATGAGTTAATATCAGCATGTGCTAATTCTCTTGCCTCATCTTCATTTTGTGCATCAACTTCTATTGTAAAATAGTTAATTTCTGCACACTCTATTAGATAACTTTTCATGTTAATTAACCTCCTGATATTCATTTTGAACAACTGTTTTAAGGACTTTCGTTGTTACTAATTTTCTATGAATTGCAAATAATTCATTAATGTAACAATCGTAATCATCCCATTCTACAACATAACCCCAATTATCTTTATCAGGTTTGTTGTTAATGAAGGTTGGACAATAACAAAACTCATTATCATCATCTAACCAAAATGTCATTCCTAAGTATTCTGAATTAATCATAATTCTTCTCCTTGTTTGTTAAACTCTTTATCTAATAATGGGACATATAATCTACCTTCTGGTTTTAACATTGATAACATATTATTAAACCATTCGTTATTTAAATGATGTTCCTCAAATGTTAATTGATAATCTTTCATGTAAGTTTGTGACCATGTGTGATTATAATTCATAATAAATCCTCATCAATAGTTGTGAATAGTACGATAAGGTTTATAACAATTCTTCTTCAATTGTGCCTGTTGTTTATTAAATCTCTTTGATTCTTCTGGTGTTAAACCTGCAAAATAGTTGAGAAGATTACCTTCATAACTATCAAACAATTTGTCTAAATCTTGGGTCATAGTGTTAATAATGCAAGGGAATAAAAAGAGGATTGTATCATTTACTGACACATATCCTCGAATCTTTGATAACAGATTTTCTCTCTATCTTCGGGATTAAGTGTTGGAAACTCCTCACAAACTTCATCCCATAGATTTTCAAGAATTGTTTCGTTTTGTATGCAACTCATTGTTAAATTCCTTAGTAAGATGTTCTGAATAAATCACCGATAACGTCAAGGGTTTCTTTACATTTTTCGGTGTAATCATCATGGTCTTGATACTCACTTAGTGCATAATCTATCAAGTCCCATTGTTCATCACTAAAGAAATCTCTAACAATGTTTAGATCTTTATGAGAGATCTGTTTTCCGTTGATTTCAAACATTGTTGACATAATTGGACTTCAAATAAACAATTTTGTGGGGGATTATCACCCCTCACTATAGGGACAGTTTAGAGGTACCAATTACTATTAACAACAAGTTAATCCCTTAAGTTAGGATTAACACCTATAATCCTTGCATGTGGATTTCTATTTTTTGCAGTATCTACTGCATCTTGTCTATTAACTGCATAAACTTCTTCAATAAAAGTTTTACCTCCAACGTAAAGATTTACATCCCATTTCATAATAATACCTCCAAATAAGAAAGAAAGGGTGTATAATTAACACCCTTATTATTTACACTAAATGTTACTCATCTCCAGAATCGGCAACATAATCATCAATTACTGCCAGTAATTCGTCTGATGTTTGTGCATCTTCCAATAGATTGAATAATGCAACTTCAGAATTAAATGCCATAGTTAATAACAAATAGGGGGACAATTAAGCAGTTTTGGGTCATACTTAGGACACAAAGTTTAATTAATTGTTGATAATTTCCATTCATACTTATCAACCATTGCATTACATTTTAGGCAACCTAATGCACTCCAACTAAAGTGATATACAAATTGTTTGTAATCACATTCTGGGCAAATAATCATTTTTCCTTGTCTACCTGCCCTTGTATATTTGGTGACAGTTTGTGTCATTTAATCCTCCTATTCTGGTTTAGGTTGTTTAAGTTGTGACTCATGTAATTTAACTACTATTTCTTTTTGATCAGTATAAAACTTATCAACAACTCCCTCTAATCTCTCAAAAATATTATCAACATCTGATTTGAAATTATCATCAAAATGATAATCATCAGACCCTTGAATATATCCTTCCAAAACATAAAGAATTGTGGATATTTGTCCTTCCTTAAGTGTTAAATTATGCTCACGATTGAGATCTTCATTAACACTTGGGATAAAAGGTTTCTTGTTAGTCATAATAATTAATTACCTTAAGTATAGATAACCACCTGCCCAATCTGTAAAATTAGGGGTGTGTAATTTAACTCTATCCTCAATCAATCTTAAGTCATATCTAACAATTTTTGCTGGTGATTTCCATGATGCAGGTTTATAAACTTCACCTGTATTCTTATCAATGAAGGCATGAACTCCACCATCACGATAATCACCATCTCTCAAATCTTGTTGGATTACTTTCCAATATTTACGACCAGATTCCATTCTAAACTTAATAGGAAAAGATGAATTTGAGTATTTTAAGTTATAGTTTTCTTCCAAACTTCTGCACAATTGCCATACCCACTTTTCAATCTTTTGATCTAAAGTAAGTTTTTCTTCGGGAAATACTGCGATTGTTGGAACTGCAAATGTCATTAATCCTCCAGATAGTGTGTTCATTATAGGGACAGTTTAGGGGTACCAGTTATTATCACCGAACACGATTAAAATTTGCACAACTGAAATATTCTCTATCAATTATTTTATAATAACCGTATTCATTCACTAAAACATAACCTTCATGGTCACATTCTTCATCATTAATGTAACATTCTATCTCATCATATCTCTGGATAAATTGAAACATATCATGTTTAATTGATTGCACTAATTTCCATAAACGTAACACATTTATGTCACATTCATTATCATTTGCAATTGCCTCTAAAGTAATATCATCTAAGTCTAATCCTTCTCTTATACATGAATTTAATTGTTTTTTAATTCTCTTTACTTGTTTACCATTAGGGAACTCACATAAAGTTGCAATTTGTTGTGCAAATTTGCATCTTTCTGGTATATTACCCAATTCATCATCAATTGTAACTTTAGGTTGAACATACAACACATTATCATCACTTTCTAAGTTAGATTGTAATGGATAAGGTATTGCATTTTTCAATTCATCCTCTACTATGTAATAAGTATGAGGTGCAATTATGATTTCTTGATTGATTTCTTCTTCGGGGAAATCGTATCGGATTGTATTAGGTAAGAAAGAATTCCTGCCACCAAAACCGATAAAATCACCCTGGAAGATACCACTTGTAGGATTAACATTATCAAGAAACTTATGGAGAATATCTGCCACTTTTCCTTGATGATTTTGGTTAATGTCTCTATGGTCATAATTAATTTTAATTAGTTTTTTGTTAAATACGGACTTAGTTCCTACAAAGAATTTATCATTTTCAGGATTTGTACCCCAAACTAATGCTGGAGACCCGTCAATCTTTGTTGATAAATGTCCTTTATTAGTGAACCAATTTAATACACTAAGTTCACCACTAAGAACCATATCTTCAGGATGTTCGATATGTAATAATGGCATAATCTTCAAAAACTCCTTGTACTATAGGGACAGTTTAGAGGTACCAATTTGCATCACTCTAAAATTTGACAATAAAATAGGGAAGGCAATTGCCTTCCCCTGAATATCATTTAGCAGACAAATTTGTAACAAAATTGTATGCTTTCTTGCCAAATGGAAGAAAATAGTTATAACCTTTTAGAAGATCTTCTATGAGATTGTTTACCTCATAATTGTGAATTGCAATCCTTGACTGTAAATCTTCCCTGTAATCTCTTAAGGAAAGTTTAGGTGAAGGTGGTGCAATTTTGACCTCTTGTTTGATAACAACTGGTTTTGGGGTTGTTGTTACTTTTGGTGCAGATTTGACTGCCTGTTTCACAACAACTGGTTTTTGAGTTGTTATCACTTTTGGTTCAACTTTTGCTTCCTGTTTATCAACTGCTGCTGCAATTCTTTGGGCAGTTGTTGATACTTTGGCAGTAGACTTACGACTTCTTCTTTTACGAGTTGTAGTAGTCTTTACTGGCATAAGTGTTACCTAATAAGGTGAATAATTGAGTGAGGGGAATATTCGGTCATTGTTCCTTTCGGATTTTGCCTGAGTGTGACCCCTCACTATAGGGACAGTTTAGAGGTACCAGTTATTATTATTTGGTCTTTCTATGGTTATTAACATAATTTCTTGCAGATTGTTCATTTCTACAATACTTTAATATCTCACCTTCATGTACTATTGCTAACTTTGTGGTACTATTCATAACAGGTATTGCATAATAACCATCATTAGTTGCAAATCCATATTCACAATTTTTATAGAATCTTGCAATTGATTTTAACTCTTTAGTGTCCATAATTAGATGACTGTTACTTTTCTTTCATGTAATCTTTTCTGTATTAGTTTACCATATTCTTCATGTAATTCACACCCTATGTAATATCTTCCCAACTCTTTTGATACAAATGCAGTTGTACCTGAACCCATAAAAGGATCAAGAATTATATCATTTTCTTGTGAACCTGCAAGTATACATGGTTTAATAAGTTCAGGTGGAAATGTTGCAAAATGACTACCTTTATAGGGTCTATTTGTTACTTTCCATACACTACGTTTGTTTCTCTTATCATAGATCATTTTACGAGGTCTTGTTAAACCTGAGAAAGTATTATTTGTATCTTTAGTATTATTTAAATTGATAGGTTTATTACCACCCCATCTTTCACCTACTGCCTTCTCTTTAATACTTTCATGGTCATAATAATATTTCTTGTTCTTACTTAAGAGGAACAAATATTCATGTGATTTAGTACATCTATCTTTCACACTTTCTGGCATTGGATTAGGTTTATGCCATATAATATCTTGTCTTAAATACCATCCATCTGCTCTTAATGCAAATGCTAACATCCACGGAATACCTATTAGATCTTTATCTTTATATCCTACAAGTTTATTACTCCTTCTTGGTGTAGTTATAGGTAAATCTTGTCTACTATTTGCAAATGTTTGTTTAGGGATGCAACCATCTTTCCTATAATTATAATAACTATCACCAATGTTTAACCATAATGTACCATCATCTGTTAGGTTATCTCTTACTAACCTAAAGACATTTACCATCTCTTCGATATATTCTTCTGGTGATTGTTCTTGTCCTATCTGGTTATCCTCACCACCATAATCACGTAAACCATAGTAAGGTGGAGATGTCACACAACACCTTGCTTTTTCATCAAATTGTTTAAGTGTTTCTCTACAATCACCAAATAAAATAGTATCTTTCACTAATAAAATCTTTCATTTTTATAATCTTGACCCACTTCAATTTCAATGGTATCAAATATTCTATTCAATGATCTTGCAAAAACTCTATAACCTGAACCAACATATAGTTGACCTAATACTACAGATGTTGTTGCTACACCCCAAAAGATATAATAAAATCTAGATTTAACTTGATTTCTTACTTTTTCTTTACTAAGCATAATTAATCTTCTATCATGTATATTATTAC